TTGGGATTCTTACCACAAGTAAAGGATATCGAAGATCTTGAAGACATAATACCAGCTCGCCTCTATGCGTAAAAGGAAACGTAACAAGTCGATGTCTCTGCGTAAAGCGGAGGCATCACTCCAAAAATACTACGATAAAATTGGTATAAGTAAGACTAAGGTATCCAGTCCACACGAGATACCTAGTTATAAGTGCGAAGGTACACATTATCCATCTGTGGGAACAGGGATTGGAAATGGTGCAAAGAAAACACATAATATATACACAGGTACGGATATAGTTGGGATTGCGACGATGCACAAATCCAATGCAGTTCCGATTCGTAGAGGTACTAATGAAGCGATTGAAATCGCACAGATGGGAAGTTAATTATGACAAAGTCAGGAAAGGTTTGGGGACAAACTGAACTAATCGAAGCAAACGGTGCATTAGAGTTTCACCGTATTGAAATGAATAAAGGTGGGGTATGTTCTAAACATCTCCACGAATTTAAATGGAATGGTTTCTATGTGGAGTCAGGTAAATTACTGATTCGCGTATGGCAGAAGGATTACGATCTTGTAGATGAGACCATCCTATATACTGGTGACTACACAAAAGTTAAGCCAGGCATATACCATCAATTTGAATGCCTAGAAGATGGTATAGCATTTGAACTATACTGGGCAGAATTTAACCACCAAGATATTAAGAGAGAAACGGTAGGTCACGCATGACAATCAAAGAACAATTAGTCCACGCAACCAAAAGTCATCTAACAGGAATGTTTGATAGACATATCGCCAACGTACACGTGTACATGGCAAATTCAGTTGGTATTGGAGAACATTCTGATATCATAGAAGCGATTGAAATCGAACTAGATCAAGCGGCAAAGTTTAAAGATATGTTAGAAGTATTAGAGGAACACGTTGCGTGAATGTAGTGCCACAGGTATGTAACTTTAATGATATTCGTGGTAAGAAAGTCAAAGAAGATGATAGATACGTCGTTAAGGATAACGATAGTTTAAATAATCTTATGTTGAGTAGTACACGACTAAAAGCAGGCTGTAGTACAAATGGTCACTCACATACATGGCAAGAAGAAGTTTATTTCTTTCACTCTGGTGAAGGAATTATTATAATAGACGATGAGTTCTTTGATGTAAAAAAGGGTTCTATTGTATTGATTCCAGATGGCGCTTTCCACAAAGTAACAAACACACATGAAGTAGAAGATTTGTATTTCATTTGTGTATTTGACGGTAACCGATACGATGGGTAAGAAAATAGGATTTACGTGTAGTACGTTTGATCTACTACACGCTGGTCACGTGATGATGTTACGTGATGCAAAACAACAATGCGACTATTTGATATGTGGCCTTCAAGTCGATCCTTCAAACGATAGACCAGAGAAGAATGCCCCATCACAGACAGTAGTCGAACGGTACACTCAACTCAAAGCAGTAGGGTACGTGGATGAAATCATACCATACGGTAACGAAGCAGATCTAGAAGATATACTACAATTGTATAATATAGACGTGCGGATAATGGGCGAGGAATACCGAGACAAAGACTTTACGGGTAAGGATATCTGTAGACAAAGAGACATCAGTATCTACTTCAATAAACGTGACCATAGGTTTAGTTCTTCGGGACTAAGGAAACGAGTTATTGCACGAGGTGTGAATGGCAAATAAGTTTTACATAACTGGTATCCGTCGAGGACTAGGTAAAGCATTAAGTACACGTAAGTCTTGGAACACGGTTGATTCTTTAGAAAAATGTGATGTATTCATTAATTGTAAACATCAAGATTTTGAACAGGTTGACTTGTTGTATAAAGCAGCAGAACTCAATAAAAGAATAATTAACATTGGTTCCAATTCTTCAGACGGTATTAAACATTTTCGACATAGATATGCGGTACAAAAATCCGCTCTTGATAAAGCAAATGAACAATTATTTTATCAGGGAGTGAATACTGCTATTATTCGTTTTGGGTATTTTGATTCTCCTCGTGTTGAACATGTTAATGAACCAAAAATGTCTATTGAATATTGTATATCAGTAATTGATTGGATACTGGATCAGCCGCACAGAGTAAAAGAAATAACGGTAACACCTAATAATGGCACTTAATGGTTGGTATATTCAACGCGAGAGCAGATCTAATATAAGAAACTTTATAGAGAAATGGCATTACTCCAAATCTATAAATGGTTGTATTGCAGATTACTGCTATAGTCTAAGAAATCCAGACGGTACTATGATGGGAGCATTATTCTATGGTCGGTTGGCAATGGCAAACCAATGGAAACGATTCGGTGATAGTATAGACGATGTTATAGAACTGAGAAGATTGTGTTGTATCGATGACACTCCAAGAAATGTAGAGAGTTTTCTTATTGGACGTTCTCTAAAGAAACTAGCCGAAGACTGGACTGGCAAAGTCGTAGTTTCCTACGCAGACGCAGAGTTCGGACATGCTGGTACGATATATAAAGCATCTAACTTTGAATACTTGGGTCACCAAAAGGGTGCAAAGATCATCGTTCACGGAGACAAGACGTACCACGATAAAGCAATAAGAGCAAAACACAACGGTAAATTAAAACCGTTTGCTCAGAAATTAAAAACTGCACTCGAACGGGGTGATGCCTTCTACAAAGATACTAAGGGTAAACACTGCTATACATATAAACTCAAACGAAAAAGCAGAGTTAAACCACCAATGACAATAGAGGACATACTGAATGGGTAAACGATCAGACTTCGAACGCAAACCAAGAGATTACTATCCAACCCCGATAGAAGCAGTAATACCTCTCATACCACACTTACCTAAGAAGGGGCTGTTCGCAGAACCATGTGCAGGTGATGGCAGACTTATAAAACACATAGAAGAACTAACTCTTTTAAAGGGTTATTGGATGACCGACATAGAACCCCAAGTTGATTGGGTAGGTGAGTTCGACGTGTTTGACGCAGACGTATCATCTTGTGATGTCTGCATAACTAACCCACCTTGGGATAGAAAAATATTACATCCGATGATAGAACATCTTGCAGAACAAACACCTACGTGGTTACTGTTCGATGCGGATTGGATGCACACCAAACAAGCAATACAATACATGCCGATGTGTCGAAAGATAGTAAGTGTCGGTAGAGTAAAATGGTTTGGTGGTACTACTGGAAAAGATAATTGTTGTTGGTATTTGTTCTCAAAACAAAACCATCAGAACACAACATTTTTTTACGGTAGATAACTTTACAATACATATTAATTGTGGTATAATAACTGCATGTAACTATAGGAATCAGCATGGCCAAAAAAGTAGAAGAACCAGAAGTAGAAATAGTCGGTAAAGAAGAACCGATAGACACAATTCGTCCAGAGGGAACAAAGTTCCATGCGGGCATAATTGGAAACAATGCAACGACAGATGTTTTAAAATACGCATTTACCAAACCCCGTAATCGTGTTATGCACGCTGATGGAATAGATGTTAAGATAGAAGATATCTTGGACTCAAATCCACAGATCATCTTTATTTGTATAGACACTAAGTTAACAGAAGATGGCGTGGTAGATGCAGTAGAGCTAGAAGATGCGACATTAAGATGTCTGCAACATACACAATCTGGTATTGTAGTCAAAACAAGTCTACCAGTAGCATTAGTAGAACGTATTTGTGCAAGAAACGCAAGGGTTGTATACAATCCAGATATGCCAGTTGAGACTGATACTATTGAAGAAAAAATTAATGTCAATTTTCATATCTTTGGTGGGGCTCCTAAGTCCACTATGGCAGTACAGGAGATCTATTACAGGTTCTCTTTGATATCTGTTGGACAGTCTGCACACCTATCACCTACAGAAGCTGCTTTCGTTGAGATGAGTATATCTGGTTATATGGTGATGAAGAAAGTATTCTGGAATCAATTATATGATGCTGTTACTGCATTTGGTGGTGACTACCATGCAGTTGCGACACACATCGGTAGTGACAGACGTGTAGGCCACTGGGGGTTGCGTGTACCAAATTATGACTTGGGTCGGGGTGCAGACAACAAATGGGCAACTGCTTCCTTGAAACAGTTTATCAAAGCAGAGGAAACCTTGACTTTACTGGCCGAATCTGATAGAATAAACCAAATGTATCTAGATCGAGAGAAAGTATAATATGTCAAACATAATGGATAAATTGAAGAAGAACTCAAAACTCAAACATACGAATGTATTGTCCGAGTCTTCGTTCTTCGTTGAAAGAGAACAAATACCAACCGATGTTCCAATGATGAACGTCGCGTTGTCAGGGTCAATCAAAGGGGGTCTATCTCAAGGATTGATCGTACTTGCTGGCCCAAGTAAACATTTTAAAACATCTTTTGCGTTGATGATGGCAAGTGCCTATCTGAAGAAAAAGAAAGATGCGGTGATGTTATTCTATGATTCCGAGTTTGGATCACCACAGTCTTATTTTGAACAGTTCGACATTGACACTAACAGAGTAATGCACACTCCTATAACAAATGTCGAAGAACTAAAATTCGATATAGTTGCTCAGTTGGAAGCACTCGACGCAAAAGATGAAGTTATTATTGTTATCGACTCAATCGGTAACCTTGCATCTATCAAAGAGATTGAAGACGCAAAGAGTGAGAAATCTGTTGCAGATATGTCTCGTGCAAAAGCATTCAAGAGTTTGTTTCGTATGGTAACTCCATATCTGAACATGAAGAACATCCAACTAATTGCAGTTAATCACACATACAAAGAGATCGGATTGTTTCCGAAGGATATCGTATCAGGTGGTACAGGAGTTTATTACTCGGCTGATCACGTATGGATCGTAGGACGTAGACAGAACAAGACAGGAACAGAAGTGACAGGGTATGACTTTGTTATCAATGTGGATAAGTCTCGTTATGTTAAAGAGAAGTCTAAGATCCCTATCTCAGTATCATGGGATGGTGGAGTCGAGAAGTGGAGTGGACTATTAGAAGTCGCACTCGCTGGTGAATATGTTGCCAAACCATCTAATGGTTGGTACTGTCGCGTAGACAAGGCAACTGGAGAACTACTAGATCCTAAATATCGCGAGAAGGATACTAAGACAGAAGAGTTTTGGAATCCAGTGTTTGAGAACTCTGACTTCGAGGAGTTCATCAAGAAACAGTATACGATTGGTCACAAATCACTCGTAGATATGGATGAGATTGCTACCGCAGAATGAAAGAAAATGTCGATTATGAGTTAGTTCCAACAGGAGAAGACGCATGGCACGTAAGATTTCTAGAAGGTGAGTTTCCCGAAACGGTTATAAAGTATGGGGCATTGGCCCCAGACACCACCACGGATAATGTCAAATTCTCCTTTGAAATAGTATCTACACCAGATTCTTTTCTATCAACTGAAAATACCGCTTTACAAATGTTTGCAGGTGATGTATTATATAACATAATAGAAACATCTGATTCGAAGGAAAAGAATGTCAAACAATCTTAATCAACTTGTTATCAGGAATATTCTGAATAACGAAGAATACACTCGTCGTGTACTACCGTTTATACAACCAGAATATTTCGAAGGCGTGTACTCACAACTCTTTAAACAGGTTGCGAAGTATGTACACAAGTATAATTCACTTCCGACTATAGATGCGTTCAAGGTACAACTTGACGAAACAGATTCCCTCTCCGACGAACAGTTCAGACATGCTCAAGAAGTATTGCCTGAACTGTTCAAAGGGGACGAATCTGATCTAGCTTGGTTACTTGATACTACTGAACAGTGGTGTCAGGATCGTGCTTTGTTCAATGCGGTGATGGAGTCTATCTCTATCATTGATGGTAAACACAAGGATCTGAGTAAGAATGCATTACCAGACATCTTGACAAAGGCACTGGGTGTCTCGTTTGATACGAATGTGGGACACGACTATATCGCAAGTGCCGAAGAACGATACGACTTCTATCATAGAACCGAAGAACGTGTTGCATTTGACCTAGACTATTTCAATAAGATCACCAAGGGTGGAGTGCCTAAGAAAACACTCAATATCGCACTTGCTGGTACTGGTGTTGGTAAATCGTTGTTCATGTGTCACTGTGCGGCCGCAAACCTTACAGACAATAAGAATGTACTGTATATCACTATGGAGATGGCAGAGGAACGTATCGCAGAACGTATAGACGCAAATCTATTGAACATACCCATAGATCAGATAGAAAACCTTTCGAAGAACATGTTTGCTGAGAAAGTAAATGAAATCAAAACAAAAACTAATGGTCAACTGATCATTAAAGAATACCCCACTGGTGCAGCAAACGCCAATCACTTTCGTGCATTATTAAATGAATTGAAACTGAAGAAGTCGTTTGTTCCAGATGTCATCTATATTGACTACCTAAATATTTGTTCATCAGCAAGGATGAAAGCAATGGGGGGATCGATCAATTCATACACGTACATTAAAGCAATCGCAGAAGAAATGCGAGGACTTGCAGTCGAATTTGACTTACCGATCTTCTCTGCAACGCAAACGACAAGGAGTGGTTTCTCTTCGAGCGATCCTGGCCTTGAAGACACCAGTGAGTCTTTTGGATTACCCGCAACTGCCGATTTCATGTTCGCACTAGTATCATCAGAAGAACTGGATTCTCTCGGTCAGATAATGGTCAAACAATTGAAGAATAGATACAATGACTTGAACACATATAAACGTTTTGTTGTCGGGGTAGATAGATCTAAGATGCGACTGGTTGACGCAGATGAAAGTCAACAGAACCTAGTAGAAGATAAACCAGCATTTGACAAATCTGACTTTGGTCAGGGACAAGAAGCAGAAGACGATAAATTTAGGGATTTCAAACTATGAAAGCACGACTAATCGCATGTACACAGGCATACAATGCCATAGGACTAGAATCCGCACAGGATTTAATCGCATACTGTGCAAGGGTATCTAATCCTGCAAATCAAATGAATACAGAAACCAGTGAGAAACTAATCAAGTATTTGATTAAACACAAACACTGGTCACCTCTAGAGATGGCAAGTGCGACTATGGAAGTAGAGACTACACGTGATATTGCACGTCAGTTGTTACGTCACAGATCATTCTCGTTTCAAGAGTTCTCACAGAGATACGCAGATCCTACTAAGGAGTTAGACTCCACGTTTGTTCTTAGAGAAGCAAGACTTCAAGATGATAAGAACCGACAGAACAGTGTAGAAACCGATGACAGTAGGCTGCAAATGTTGTGGTCTGCACAACAGAACAAAGTGATACAAGCATCCAAAGAAGCATACCAATGGGCGATAGCTAATGGTATTGCCAAAGAACAGGCAAGATCAGTTCTACCAGAAGGTAACACTAAGTCTACATTGTATGTTAACGGTACATTACGTTCGTGGGTACATTACATAGAATTACGTTCCGCAAATGGAACACAGAAAGAACATATGGAACTTGCAATCGCATGTGGTAAAGCAATTGCAGAGGTATTCCCGTTGGTAAAGGAGTTATAATGGCTGAAGTCGTAATAAAGAATAAGAAACTATTGAAACAACTAGATCAATTTACTGATATATTTTTTGGTATAGATGGATACGATGATAAAAAATATTGGGTTCGTGATCCACATGATGCGGCAACGAACGGTGAGTTATATTGTAGTGATGAATACTTGAAGAAACAAATGGCGTTAGGTGATAAACATACAGGTTTTCCCGAACAACATTTCTCTCAACCTGTATCACGCATGGCAGATCAAGATCCAGACAAATGGAGAGGTATTCGAGATCTAGTTAGAATGAGATTTGCGGAAACTCTTGGAGTTCATTCAGCGGCACTATTCAACTACTATCCAAAAGGTGGACATGTAGGTTGGCACACAAACTGGAATGCTCCAGCTTATCAGATTCTATTCACATGGTCTAGAACTGGTGATGGATATTTCAAATATCACGATCCCGTTAAAGATGAAATTGTTACAATACAGGATACAAAAGGTTGGGCATGTAGACACTATTATTTCGGTGCAGAAGCAGAACCAGAATATCATTGTTGGCATGCTGCATACGCAGGATGTGATCGTATTACACTTGCATACAAATTTCACAGTGGCCCAGACGGTAAAACAAGTGGTAAGGGAACCACAAAAGATCAACTCGCCCAAGACTTGAGAGATGATTTAATTTATGAAATAGAGGAAGAATCATGAAAAAGGAAATATCAACATATTACAAACATAACTATGAAGGTAAGTTTGCAAAGAAACCAGACGAGGGTAGACGTGCAGTAGTTAAGTTTGACACAGAGTCCGCAGAGTCTTATATAGACTACTATGACACGAAAGGTAACGTGTTCTATACCGAATATTTTGAAGGTAAGTCTGTACACTATGTAGAAGATGCCGCTGAGAACTGGGCATTAGGATATAAGAAATTGGATGGTAAAATAACACAGGGGAGTTTGTTATGAGTGGGTTGACAGATCCAGACGAACATGTTACAATGGTTCTATCAGACATTTATAAGCAAAAGGAAGATGCGATGGCATATGGTAATGAAGAAACTTTGAAAGCAGTAAATACTATTCGTGTTCTAAACGAAACAATAGAACATTTTAAAACGAAAATAAGACCTACTGCAACGGGTCATATACATACTACAATTTCTTCTCTTGAAAAAAGAGTAGAGGAACTGACAAGTGCAGTGACACATGCTTGATAATGATTCCAGAGCAAGTAGGGAATGGTATAACGCAGATGGTTCTAGTAACTACAGTTTGAGTATTGAAGTACCTAAACCTAAACTACTTGTCATAGGTCACGGGAGACACGGTAAGGATACTGTGTCAGAGATTCTATGTAAAGAGATGGATTTGCACTACCAGTCTTCCAGTGAGTTCTGTGCTGGCCACGTGATGTTTCCAGTATTATCCAAGAAGTATGGATACAAGACTGTCGAAGAATGTTATGCAGACAGACATAACCACAGACAAGAATGGTATGAAATGATATCAGGTTATTGTGGGTCAGATCTTGCACGACTAGGCAGAGAGATATTCCAGAAGTTTGATATATACTGTGGATTGAGAAATAAACGCGAATGGTCTTCTATGAAGAACGAAGGTGTTTATGACTATGCAATCTGGGTAGACAGATCAGACTATCTAGAAAAGGAAGATGAAACTAGTAATAGTATGCAACCTTGGATGGCTGACTTCTTTATTGATAATAACGGTACAATAGCAGACCTAGAGTATAATGTAAAGACTTTAATAACACATAGATTAGTATGACGCATGTAGAAAGATGGATTGGTGGTAGTATGACGCTTATAGAAAGATGGGGTTGGGAATACCACCCCAACAAATGGACTGTTATTGTCAGGGGTAATATACAAGATCTAACTGATTATGAGGTAACAAAAATCGGATCGGCTGTAATGACACAGATGGTTGTTGTCTTCAAAGACCAAGACTTAACACCAGATGAAGAACTTGCATTCTGTAGAAAGTTAGGTAAGGTTCAGAGTACAACTCACGAACGTACCAAACACATATCCCTACAGGATGGAATACTCAGGGTAACTGGGGAGAAGGATAAACACGGAGAAGAAGGCTTGTTTGGCCACGTCAGTGCATTAGACTGGCATGCAAATCAACCATCGAATAAGAAACGTATGCCATTGATATGGTTGTACGGTAAGAAAGGTACAGAGGGTTCTAGAACGTCTTGGATCAATATGATTGAAGCGTATAGGAAGATGCCCGAGAAACTCAGAGATAGATTAAAGGGTAAGAAGGCATACTTTGGATATGAGAGTGGTAAATACAGTACAAGTAAATTCTTTAACGAACATGTGAACAAAGAAAATCTATTTCCAATAGTCATGGAGAATGCGGCTGGACTAGAAGGTATATACTTTCCATTCCTACAAATGTTTGGTATTGACGGTATGTCAGATGTGGACTTCAAAGACTTGATTGAAGAAGTCAAGAAACATGTATTGAGACCAAATTTTGCATACCACCACGACTGGGAAGATGGTGATGTAGTTCTCTCAGAACAGTGGTTGAGTATACACAAAAGATGGGAATTCGAAGGAATGCCCAACAGAGTTTTACACAGAATCGCATGTGATTATAGTAACATAATTGCAACACAATAATACGCGGATTTCCGCGTATAGGCGATATTTTATATAAATAATCTCATACTAACTATCATGAAAGGATTTAGTATGGAAGTAATAGCAAATGTAAAAGCATGGGCGTCTGGATTAGCAGACCTCGGTGTTAGCATTGCTGCGTTAGCAATCATTGTAGAAGTCCTCGGTATGGGTGCAATCCCATTCATGGGTGACATGAGCGTGATAAGTAACGTGTCAAGCATAATGGCAAGCATTGGTTCTGAAGGACTAATGGGATTAGTAGCCGTATGGGTTCTATATTCAATATGGAACAGACGATAATTTAGTGTAACTATTTTATCACAGTGTATTTAAAAAAGATTTATATACTGGACACAGACGATTGTTTATGGTTAAATAGTCGTATTA